CGACATCTTCTTATGCAAGGAAGTACGCACTTAACGGTCTTTTCCTTCTTGATGATACGAAGGACGCAGACACAAACGAATACCACGATCAGCAGAAGACCGAAGAGCAGAAAATCAAGGAAATAACTGCGGAGCTTAAGGAGTTATACAGCAAGACCACCGGCAAGAACTTTGACAAGTGGGTTGAGGACTGCGGCGGTATCAGCATGAATAACTACATGCCAATGAAGGCCACACTTATGAAGCAGATCAATGACGCAGCGGATAAGGAGAAGAAGGAATGAACAAGGTAATTTTAACAGGTCGTCTTACAAAGGACCCGGAAATATCATCAAGTGCAGCCGGCACAACGTTTGCACGTTTCAGTATTGCAGTACCCCGTAAATATAAGAAGGAAGGAGAACCGGACACAGACTTCTTTAACTGCTCAACATTCGGAAAGACAGCCGAGTTTGTAGAGAAGTATTTCAAGAAGGGAAACAAGATCGAAGTTTCCGGCAGGCTTGAAAACAACAGCTATACAAACAGGGACGGAAAGAAGGTCAACGATACCCGTGTAATGGTTGAAGAAGCCGACTTTGGAGAGAGCAAGGGTTCATCACAGACACAGCAGCAGACTATCGGAAGCAACGACTTTTTGAACGTGGCTCCGGAGATTTTGGAAGAACTTCCATTCTCATAAGGGGGACAACTATGGAAAAGAGAGAATACGGCACTAATCCTATGGCGGAGTGCAGAAGAGAAGCACACGAAAAGGTTGATAAGTCCCTTCGTTATCGTCAGATAAAAACAGTCTTAAAGGTTTGCAAAAGGGGACGCACAGCAAAGCAGATCGCAGTAATCATGTATAAGAAGGGCGTTATCCCTACTGCTGAGAGGAACTTCACGGCACCGAGACTTACGGAGCTTGTAGAAAAAGGCGAAGTGGAGCCTATCGGGAAGACCCTTTGTGAATACACCGGGAAGAAAGTAACCGTGTACGCCTTAAGGAGAGAAGCATGATCGGCAGGCCTTTTCCTAAAACCCACGGTATGTCACAGCACAAGCTGTACTACATCCACAAAACTATGATAGCAAGGTGCCACAATCCGAACGCACGAGGTTATGAAAGATACGGCGGAAAGGGAATAACAGTATGTGAAGAGTGGAGAAAAGACCGTTGTGCTTTCTTTGAGTGGGCTCTTACTAACGGTTATGAAGATGGTCTGACGCTTGACCGCATAGACAATTCTAAAGGATATAGCCCTGATAACTGCCGTTGGGCTTCCAGGAAACAACAAGCAAACAACAGAGGTTCAAATCACATTATTTGCATCAATGGAGAAAGTCACACTTTATCCGAGTGGGCTGAACTAAAGAACATAAATAAGAACACGCTTTGTTGGAGACTGAAAAACGGATGGACGGAAGAAAAAGCAATTATGACTTCTGCGTTGCCTTTGGGATCATGGCGTAAGAAAGGAGAAGCGAATGATAGGTACAGCCCTTGAGTGCATTTCCTGGCTATCCACTCAAAAGGACGGAACCTTTGAAGTGGACTTTCATAAGGAGAAACGTTCTCTATCAGCTAACGCACTTTACTTCAAAATGGTGCGGGAAATGGCAAAGGCCCTGCATATAAGTAACCCCCGGATGCACAACCAACTCTTACGCAAGTATGGAGTACATCAGCTTATGGACGGGGAGGAAGTGTGGGTTGCCCTGCCTGACACGGTAGAAACAGAAGACCAGGTAGAAGAGGACGAATACAACCACTTTCAGCCGACACTTAAAAAGACCGGTAGTAAAAGGTGGTACATCCTTCTGAAACCTTCCCACGAATTTGATACAGCAGAAATGTCAAGACTTATTGACGGGGCCGCTGACGAAATGCGGAACATGGGTTTATTCCCGCCTATGGATGAAGACATTAAGAGGGCGATAGAGAACTATGAGAAACGCCACAAGAAGGAGACGGAATGAAAGTAGCAAAAGATAAGCCGAGTATCATTCCTCAAAAAATACCGAGTGAATGTTTCTTTTGTGGCAAGCAGTACGACCTTGTAAAACATCATTGCTTGCATGGGAGAGGAATAAAACCCCTGGCAATAGAAGACGGGTTATGGATATGGATTTGTAACGCAGATCACAACATGTCAAATGACAGCGTACATCTGGACCCGGAGAGAAAGAAAGACAAAATGCTGCAAAAGTTAGCACAAGACACTTTGATAAAGCAGTACATGAAGCAGGGATATCCGGAAGATGTAGCAAGAGATTTGTTCAGAGAAAGGTACGGCAGATTCTATGACTGAAATCTATTTCATAATTGACGGTCCGGTGATCCCGAAGGGCCGCCCCCGGTTTAGAAAAATCGGCGGAAAAACCCTGACATATACCCCAAAGAGAACACATGACTACGAATCAAAGGTTAAGGAAAGTTATTTATCCGAATATCCGGCAGGACTTGCGTTTGAGAATGAGCCTATCTCAATGACTCTAAACATCTATATGGCGGTCCCAAAGTCGGTAAGCAAGAAGAAAAGGGAACACATGATTTGCTTTGAATATCCCACGAAGCATAACGGAGACTGCGACAACCTTTTGAAATCCGTAGCAGATGCACTCAACGGAGTAGCGTACACGGACGACTGCCAGATAGTCCACGTCACAGTAAACAAGTTTTGGGCTGAAACAGCAAAAGCAGAAGTCACTTTAAAGGAGTGCAAGAAATGAAAGGAAAAACAGTTATCACTTCAAAGCAGCTTGTTCCCTTTGAAGTCGCAAAAGATACCTTAACAATGCTCGAAGACATTAACCGCATAGATAAATTCCACATCAGAGAAAGAGGAAACTACGTTTTATGGGATTTCCACGAAGAGAATGACGCTGCGTGGTTTGCAAGATGGGCTATGGAAAACAACTTCGAGTACGTTCAGAGAGTAGTTTGAAAGGAGAGAGCATGAATAAATCCGACATGATAAAAGACGCAAGGGTAGATAAGCCCACCGTCTATGATAAGTTTTCTGATTTGGTCGTTGTGTTTACCACGGACCGCAAGATGTTAGTCGCTCAATATGGTGCAGACGGATGGTGGCATACATTAGGTGACGAGACTTTTGGAAACGTCACTCATTGGATAGATCATTTACCGTGGCCCGCTGACTTTGCACCGGATTGCAGTCTCTACGGCGGCGAACCGTAAGGGGGTGAGTGAATGAAAGCAACAATACATTATCAGGGAGCTTATGAGGACGAATTTGTTATCACCGCAGACGATTTTGAAACCCTTAAATCAAAGGCTTTAGCCGAAACAAAAAAGAGAGGGTGGAAAGAGGACGACTGCTGGAGCGAGGTAAGCGAATGACAGAACACGAAAAGAGGTCTTTACAATATCGCTTGGCGAGACGTTTCGACACAGACCCACGCCGAATAATGGAAATCATAAGAGAAGAAATTAAAAAGAGTCCGTTGACCGAAGACCCGCACAAAGGAGAGTGGATAGTAAAGGAAATGTTTGACGGCGACATTGCTTATGGGTGTTCAGAGTGCGGAGAAATATTTTGTTTGATAGACGGAACGCCCACAGATAATCTTTATAATTTTTGCCCTAATTGCGGAGCAGATATGAGAGGAGACTGAATGAAGAGTTTTTACCAGGCAGGGTCTATCCCTGATGATGAAGTGTTATTCGGTGACGGAATACTGTGGATAGTCTGTAAAGACGGAGTAGCAAAAATAGCTATTGATCCGCAGTATGACGATACCATTTCCCTTGAAGATATCGCATTGAGATATCCCGAAGTTGAAATAGTTATCCACGAAGAAGCGTTAAGCGGTGAAGTGTACCGCTACAACAACTACAAGGACAAGGAATGGTGGCAGATAGGACAGACAAGGGGGTTCGCATGAGAATAGATATTCCTGAAAAGACACTTAAATTCCGCAAAGGGAACTTTGTTCTCTATGACATAGACTATCTGCTCGATCATTTAGCCCAGGAAGTACACCTGCTTGAAGAGTACAGACGAAACAAGGGCAAAAAGGTTGAGTGGGAAATGCTCTTGAATCAGATAAGAGAATTATCCGCAGAAGACTTTAAGGAAATGAAAACGCTTAAGGGGGTGAACAGGGATGATATACACAGCGAAAATCGAAGTCCCGAATAACGCTTCCTGGCAGGAGATAGAAGACGCAAAGATTAAGGCCGAATGGAAGTTGCAGGAGAAGCCGAAACAGACCGACCTTAACAATAAATGCGGGAGCTGCAAAAAGTATTGTCCGTTTAGCTATTCATCATACGGTACTTGTGAGAGAGGAAAGTATTTATTCCGGGTATCGAGAACCCGTAAGGCATGTAAAGACTATGAAAGGGATGATAAGAAATGGCGTACGGAGTGATTATCTATGAGAATCAGCACGACATCTTGATGGATATGACCCCGGAGCAGGTCGGAAATGTTGTGCAGAATATGATCCGGGCGTTCAGAGGGGAAGAGCACAAACACCTTGAAAGTGAAAACGCCTATTCCCTGTCTATGTATCAGAGAGTAAGCGAAGATAAAGGCAAAATCCCTGACAAAGTAATTGCAGGATCAAAGGGTGGAGCCCCAAAAGGAAACAAGAACGCATCAAAGAAGACTAATCGCTTTACGGAAGGGGCCACGGTCCAGACGTATGACTTTCAACAGATAGAGAGGAAGGTAGTCAAAAATTGAACTTGTATAACGAAGACTGCATGAAGATACTTCCGACAATAGAATCTGAAAGCATTGACTGTGTTATTACAGACTGCCCCTATCACATAGTAAGTGGCGGCTGCACATCAGATAACGTCAAGATCGGAAGGTATACAGAACCCGGTGGAATATTTAATAAGAGAGATAAACACGGCAACGCATTTAAGGGAGATACAAAACACGTAAGTCTGTGCGGAATACTTAATGACTCGAATCCTGCAACATATACAAGGCAAGGAAAGTTATTCAAGCATAACGAAATAAAGTTTTCGGAATGGCTTCCGGAAGTATATAGAATACTGAAACCCGATACACATTGTTATGTGATGATAAATTCCCGCAACCTCAAAGACTTGCAGACGGAAGCAGAGAAGGCCGGATTTGCATTTCAGCAGTTGCTTGTTTGGGATAAAGGAAACCATACCCCGAACAAATACTATCTTAATTCTTTTGAATTGATCCTGATGTTAAGAAAAGGGAAGGCCCGCAACATAAACAATATGGGAACAAGCAACATTGTGCGGGTCCCTAACATCATCAAGACAAAGAAGCACCCGACAGAAAAGCCCGCAGAGCTGATGAAAGTATTTGTGGAGAATAGTACACAGCCCGGCGATAAAGTGCTTGACCCTTTTATGGGAGTTGGGGGGGGTAGGCGTGGCCTGCAAAATAACAGGGCGTGAGTTTATCGGCATAGAGATAGACGAAAAGTATTTCAATATCGCAGAAGAGAGACTTATTCAGCCCGAAGAAACAACGAAGCAAACAACAATTTTTGATTTTTGGCAGTAGGTGAATTAATGAAAATCTATCAAAACGTTCCGATATGTCCGGAGTGCAAAGGCATGATGTTAAAAAGGCCACAAGACCAGGATATCTACTACTATTGCGTAGACTGTAAGAACATATTGAAAGTTATAGGCAACGGCCCGGCAGAGAACGAATTGATAGTTACTGACGGGAGAGACAAGGAATACTTTGACGATACTGCACTGCGAATGATGAAAGATTCCACTTCCGTATTCAGAATGAAAGGAGAAGTAGAATGACAAAAGAAGAGCAGCAGATGGTGTTAGAACTTCAAGAAGATTATGAGTCGCATTGGAATAGGGCAGACTATTCCTATTGCAATAACATGATCGGGGTGTTTTGCATAATCAATAAGCACTTAACCGGGCAGACCGGATGGAGAATCCGCTTTGAAGGTAGTAAGGCTGATGAACTGATAAACCCACGGGTAGAAGACGGAGAGTGAAGAATGACAAGAGAACATATAAACTCTTTAATTGAATACTTGTCAAAGCAGAGTGAACTATTTGATAAGTATGACTTTATATCTATTTCACTTTCAAAGGCAGAAGTGGAATACATTGTAAAACAGTTGCACGAACACACAGAACCTACCGAAGAAGAAGTTAAGGATTATTGCAAAGCAAGGGAATTAAGTCTGATTACCAATGCATTACTCTCCAAGCTGATTAGCGGAAAGTGAGGAATGAAATGGGAACACGAAAAATATATCGGGTGTGGTATAAAACACCAAACACAGAACCATTATTTCCATCTGCCCTTGCCACTTCACGCAAGAGAGAAATAAAAAAGTTAGTGGCCTTAATTCAAGAACAAGGGTGTGAAGTAATAACTATCACGGACGAGGATTATAAAGTCAGAAAGTGAGGGAAAATGAATTTTTTTCAGTTAATTCTACTTTGGGTATGCTTCTTAAGCGTAGTTACTACTTTGATAATCTGTTTAATTCAGATATGGAGAGATAAATGATACACATAATCAGACATAAGGACTATGACTTTCCGATTCCTTCCGGTTATGTCACTTGCGAAGTCGGGCCGTTATTCAAGGGAGATAGACCGAATATCAATGAGCTTAACCCGATCATCAATGAGCTAACGGGAATATATGACGTTTGGAAGAACTTTGATGATGATATCGTAGGTTTCTGTCACTATCACAGATTCTTTGTTGATAAGAATGACAACGTAATGTGGCTTGACGATTTGAAAATGGAACTCACCAAAGACTTTGTTCTTCCCTTGTCCGTCACTTATCCCGATATGACTATCCGTGAATCCCTTGAACGAGATTTTAGGGAAGACCTTCCGACATTCAACAAGTATATGGATATGCTTTACGAAGTCGAACCTGGACTTGAAGAATATTTTAACGGCAGAACTTTCCATCCGAGAAATATGTTTGTCTGTCGCAGGGCATTGCTCAATGAATACTGTAATTGGCTGTTTGATTTAATCATTCCCGTAGCCAAAAGGTTCAAGGAAGAAGACTTTAACAAGTACCATCACTACTATTCCCGAATGATCGGATTCATAGCTGAAAGACTTATGACCTACTTCATCAAGAAGATGGACTATTCATTTATTGAGTTACCCTATAACGAGTTTTGAGGTGAAGAATGAAACTGATAATTGATATGGACGAAAATTTTTATGAGCATATCAAGAGATATTGTGAAATCCACGGAGAAGTTGATGTGATTTATTCATACATTAGTCGTGGAATCCCGTTAAACAAAAATCTTCCCGTTATCATCAACGAAGACGGAAAATCCGCTTATCTGACACAAGGACATATAGATGCTTTGTTGGAATACGAAGATAAACAAAGGCAAGAAAGAGTGATGCGTGACGTAATAGATGTTATCAGAAAGGTAAACAACAATGATCCGGTTTAATCATCACTCACAGTTTGGATATGATACATTCCCTAACCTTCATCCAATAGACGGACAGCCTTGTGTAAATACTTATCAGGATAATGCGTGTATCGGACAAGTAGACGGGATAGCATTTCTGTTTGAACCCCGTTCAATGATCGGACCTGCGTATGACTATGTAGAGCAGTATTCCGATAACTTTACACTTATCTTTACCCATGATTCACGAATACTTGAAAAGCCTAACGCTTATTTCTTTAATTGGGCTAACGTTTGGTACACATCAGATTCCCCGAAGACAAAGGGCGTTAGTCTGATATCGAGTTGGAAAGATTGGTGTCCGCTGCACAAAGCAAGGATATCTTTAGCACAGCTTTTCTCAATGTCAAAGAAGGTAGACGTTTACGGCACATGGAATGACCCGAATAAGAATCCGGAGTTGGTTGTTCCCGTCAAGGACTATCTTGAAAACTATAAATTCTCAATCATTCTTGAAAACGATATAGACGATTTGTGGTTTACCGAGAAGATACTGAACTGCTTTTCCACAAAGACAGTACCTATTTACCTGGGTGCAAGGAAGATAGGAGATATATTCAACGATAAAGGTATCATTCAGGTAAATGATTGGATGGAAATACCCGAAGTGGTGAACAATCTTGATGTTGATTCCTACGACTATTATTTGCCCTATATCAACGATAACTTTGAAAGGGTAAAGGAATATACTACCCCGTGGAATGAACGCTTTTTTAAGGCATATACGGACGTTATAGAGGACATTTATGGATAAGGTTGTAATCTACACATCATACTTATATCGGATAGGCGGAATTGAAACCTGGGTTTATAACTTCTGCGACTTAATGAAAGACAAGTATGACATTACATTAGTCACAAAGTCTATCCCGAAGAACGCAAGAGACAAAATATCCGTCAAGGTTATCGAGTCCGCAAATCCGGTATTAGAGTGTGACAGCTTGATAATGTTACGCATAATGGACGAAGTACCACGGGGGATAACGTACAAGAAACTGATCCGCACTTGTCACGCCTGCAAGGTAAAACCTGATTGGCACATTCTTGGCTATGATTATTTAATACACGTTTCAAAGGCAAGCAAGAAATCATTCCAGACTAACGGCAAAGTTATACACAATATGCTGAAAAAGTCAGCAAGTGAAGCGTTGATGATCGTATCAGCCACAAGAATACCCGCCCCCGACAAGGGAAAGAACGCAGAACGCATATTAAAACTTGCTAATATGCTGAATGAAAAGAATATCCCGTTTATATGGTTTAACTTTTCAGATAATGCGTTGGTAAATCCCCCGAAGAACTTCTTTAACGTGGGAACAACTGATGATATCCAGGCCTATATCAAGAAAGCGGACTATCTTGTGCAGTTAAGTGACGCAGAAGGTTTCTGCTACTCAATTCTTGAAGCATTGGTGAATGGGACAGCGGTAATCTGTACCCCGTTTGAAACAACGAAAGAATTGGGAGTAAAAGACGGAGTAAACGGATATATAGTCCCGTTTGATATGGAGTTTGATGTTGAAAAGCTCTTAAATATCCCAAAGTTTGATTATGAATGGGATAACGAGCCTTTAATTGCGGAGTGGAAGAAGATTTTAGACAAGCCCCCGAAGCGGAAAAAGAAAACGGGAGAGGTCGAACTAAAGGTAACACGGGATTATTATGACACAGATTTACAACGTGGAGTAAGAAGAGGAGAGAGAATCATGGTAAGACCGGAGAGAGCAGACAAGATAACCTATTTAGGCTATGGGGAGAGAGTATGACAAACGAAGAGTATATAAACTTTGCTAACGCTTTAAAGAACAACTACACAATAGACTTTGACAAGTTACCGGAGTTTTGCGATATGGCTATATCGGCATTATCCGAGAACAAGGGAGACTTAATCAGCAGACAATCTTTGCTTAACAAGATAAACGCTTATGTCGTTGGTTCACAGGATAAAGAGTTTATCTGCAAACTGATAAAGGAAATGCCGTCCATAGAGAACAAGGGAGAGTGGATAGAGGTAGTTGCAGAAAGATTCCCGAACGGTGAAAAGCGAATGTGGCACTATGATTGTTCTGTTTGTAGTACGGGAGAACCGCCTTGCCCGATAAACAAGGAGCATTGGGATTTTTGCCCTAACTGTGGTGCAGATATGAGACCCGAACCGTATGGGGGTGACGTATGAAAAATTCAGAAATGGAACTGATGATAAATGAAATGTGTTCATCCCGCCGTAACCGCTTGATTCTTCACGATAGACTTATAGACGGAGAGAAGATAGCCGACATAGCGGAGAAATACGAACTATCAGACAGACAAGTGAAAAATATCATCAAGAAGTTTAGAGGATTACTTCCCTGACAATTCCCAAAACTTTCGCCAAAATATCCCGTGGGGTTCATTTTATCCCTGCGGGATTTTCTTTATAATTTTGTTATGTGGAAAGAATATCTAAACAACCCTTGCGGATATAGAGTAGGTGACTGTTCCGTTCGTGCGGTCAGCGTTGCCCTGGGAATCAGTTGGAAGTCAGCGTATGCACTAATGGTGACGGAAGGATATAAACTTTGTGACGTTCCGTCTTCCGACAGAGTATGGACGCAAGTGTTAAAAGACCACGGCTTTAGAAAAACAAGCGTAGAAGACATAACCGCAGAAGAATTTTGTGAGGATCATCCACACGGAACTTATGTGTTAGGTTTTGGCGGTCATGTTGCCACTGTAAAAGACGGAATACTATTCGACAGTTGGAACAGCAGTAAGGAAATAGTCAGATTCGTTCTGTACCGCCCTAAAACAGAATAAAAACGGATTAGACGATAAAATTATCAAGCGAAAAACAAACGTGCCTTAATAGTCAAAATAAAGGGGATAGAAAATGAATCCATTTATGATGTATCAACAGTTTATGCAGAACCCTATTCAAATGATATCGAAAAAATATAATTTGCCCGAAGGAATGAATAATCCTGAAGATATCTTGAAGCATTTAGTCAATTCAGGGCAAGTCTCTCAAAATCAGATAGATAACATAGTAAATAACCCTATGATTCGTCAGTTTATGGGTAAATAAGGCCTTATATAACGGATTAAGTAGCGGACGAACTTAATCCCACACAAAAAAAGGAGAAAAAAATATGACAGACAATAATTCTATGATTATGCCCGTTGCTCCTTCCGGTGGCTTTGGTGGCTTCGGTGGTGGAGATTCATGGGCCTGGATCATCATCCTCTTACTCTGTTGCGGTGGCGGATTCGGAAACGGATTCGGCAATGGGAATGACTTCCCCTGGATTCTCAACGGTCAGCAGGGTGTGAACAATAACGTTTCAAGCGGATTCCGTGATGCGGCTCTGTCGGATGGAATAACTTCTGTCCGTGATGGCCTTGCAGGTATCTCAAATCAGCTTTGTAACGGTTTCAATGGTATCGAAATCGGTGCTAACTCCCGTCAGATGGCAGACATGCAGACAGCATTTAATATGCAGTCAGCAATGAACAGTGGATTTAACGGAGTCACTTCACAGCTTGCACAGTGCTGTTGCGATAACAGACTTGCGACTTGTCAGACCCAGAACATTGTTCAGAACGAGGGAGCAGCTACAAGACTTGCAATTCAGCAGCAGACCCAGGCAATCCTTGACAAGATGTGTCAGCAGGAGATCGACAATCTCAAAGCACAGAACCTTGCACTTCAGAACCAGGTCAATATGCAGAACCTTGCCGCAAGTCAGGCTATGCAGACCGCACAGCTTATTGCCGACAATACCGCACAGACACAGTATATCGTCAATAGGGTAGCCCCTTATCCTATTCCCGCTTATACCGTTGCTAATCCCGTAACTCCGGCGTAAAGGGGGTGTAATTATGCACGAACTTTATGAGCTTAAAGAAAAGCTGATGAAAGAACTTGCAGAGTATAGCAAGGGCGAACTTACTACCGGTTCCCTGGAAGTGATAGACAAGCTTGCACATGCGATCAAGAATATCTGCAAAGTCTGTGAAGATATGGAAGGCTCTTCCTATGAAGGCGGATCAAGCTACGGAAGGCGGTCTTATGAAGGTTCACGCAGAAGCTATGATATGTCCCGTGAAGGCGGTTCAAACCGTTCCTATGAAGGCTCTTATGACGGTGAAAGTAGTTTCCGCAGAGGTAGAGGACGTTACGCAAGGCGTGATTCTATGGGCCGTTATGCCGCAGAAGGCCCCGAACTTGCTATGGAACTGAAAGAACTTATGCAGGATGCCCCCGAAGAGTCCAAGCAGGATTTTAAGAGACTTATTCAGAAAATCGAACAGATGTAAAGAAAGACCCCGGATTAATTTCCGGGGTTCTTTTTCATGTCTGCTCTTATAAGCTGCTTGATGTAGCCGGTTTTGTTGTCTTTCTTTGCCAGGCAGTCAAGGATGTCTTTGTCTGTGGTGATGTTAAAATGCAAAATAACCCTTTTTACATTTTCTTTGTTATATTTTGCTGATGCTCTGATCTGTGCGTCTGTGGATTTTTTAGCCATTGTCGACCCCTTTCATAGCTCTATTATATCATAGCATATTAAATAATACCATTTTCCCTAAATTCACGCTGTAAACCGTACTTTTTAGCGTATTTCTCAAATATCCGGGTATCGTGAAGCAGTTCCGCATAGCTTAAAGACTTTTCTGCGGTCCTTTGCTGCCAATCCTGGGCGGATATCCTAACAACTTCTTGCATTATTTCATAAGGACTTGCATTTTTCCTAACTGTGAGTTGGGACTTTTCTTCTCCGGTGATGATATCTTTATATTTCATAGCTTACCCCCTGTTAATGTGCCTATTGCCAAAAGATACACATGTTTTATTGCTGCTTCCTTGCCTTCTGCGGCTGCTATTTCAAGCACTTGCTTCTGTATTTCGGGCCGCTTTACTATTTCTGCGGCCCTTTCACCTATGAGTTTATATGCTTCTCTGTCTGTCATTCCGCCCACCTTTCATTGTTCTGTATCGTTGTCAATGCTTCCTGCCAGGTATCGAATCCTTTTTCGATTTCATCATCACCTGCAACGCTTACGCCGCCCGGAAAACGGTAATTTGGGAAACCCAAACGGTCAATATACTGAAAAACTCCGATATATCCGTCACGGATGATATATTTTTTCATTGTGTTTGCTCCTTTCTTGCCGGGGTTAAGGGTTGCCCGGCTCCCTGTGATAGTTATGCGGTTAAAGTTGCTTTTACTCTGTCGGCGGCTCTGAGTCCGTTCTCGGTGTTCTGTCGCTGCCATCTTGTGTTACGGGGGGACCACTTAAAACCATTTGATTTTAAAGTGTCAATTATTGCCTGTTCGGGCTTTCCGTCAAACTCAAAACAGATGCGGCCGGCTTTGTTGTCTTCGTAAAGGTTCCACCCGTCCCCGCTTTCATCAGTTGCGGGTCTGTTCTGCTGCTTTTCAAGCTCTTCAATTCTTTTTAAGAGCCTTGTTCTTTCCTGCGACATGTTTGATGATCTGTAACCGAGACCGGGTTTATTTACTGTCTGCCCGTCCTTCATATATACGGTGCCGACCATTGCACGCCGTTCCCACTCTGATAATTTAGCTATCATTTCGGGGTTGTTACGGTCTGCTTCTGTGTAGCCTTCGGGGATTCTGCTTCCGTAATAGTGACTTACTACCTGGATTGTGCCGGCTTTAAGTTCTGCGTTGAATTGCTTCTGTGCTTGCTTTGCTGCTTCCTTAAGTGCTGCATAATCAGTTTCGAGTCTTTCGAGCTTCTTTTTAAGCTTTTCTATTGCTTCCGGGTCGCTGCCGTTTATTGGGTGTTCCTGCAAGAGAATGTATCTCAATTTGTAGCTTGCATCATCAAGTGAAATATAATTCTTGCGGTTTGCTTCCCATGCTGCGATCTGCTTCTCTTTTTTCCTTACCGGGAAATTAGCGGGGCCGGCTATCATTACGGACGGACAGCGACATGTTATTGCGTTGTCGTTGTTGATGTATTCGGCAAACTTGCGGCCGTAGTAGTTTATATAAGACTGTGCTTCGTTGATCCTTTCCGGCTCTTCTGTGATATATTTACTTTTGCGGGCGTAGTCTTCGGCTATTTCTACAAGTGCATCCATGTGATCGGTGTATTCTTTGGTAGCGGTGCCGGGCTTATAGTCTGAGAATGATATATTTTCTTTTGCTCTTCTTGCGGTCTCTTCGTTTATTGCTTCCATGATGTAATTAAACATTGTCTTGTCTTCCTTTCTTTTGGCGGTGGGTTTATGCGTTCAATTCTTCGATAATGTCTAATAGATAATTGATAGTTACAACGGGATCGGCTGAAATAGTGTTATATATTTCGTCAATCTGTTGTGCTTTGGTCTTGCTGTCGTCCCTGTCCCATACCGGGATCAAGTCGTATATTCTTTCGGATGCGGTCTGTTGCCTTTCGTCCATTGTTCGCCCTTTCTGGCGGTTTTAAGGGTTGCCGCCGCCCTGAATCGGTTTATCTTGCACCCCTTAAAAATATTTCGGCTTCTTCTTCGTGCATTTTGGTGATGTGCTTTTCTAATCTTTCCGGGGTCATGTCGGTTCGCTTCATGCTTCCCAATGATCTATTAAAGCTGTAAATGTTTCCGAAACTGTCCGCCCAAAAAATAGCACTGTCGGCCCGCTGATTCTTTGATATGATGACAATTTCTTTTCCGTCTTTTAATGCTTCATAATGTGTTTTATAAGTTTTCATTGTGTTTTATCCTTTCTACCGGTTTATACGGGGTTCCGGTTCCCGTAGTGGATTTATGCTGCTTTTGCTGTCTCTTTTAATTCGGTAGGGATTCCGGGCGTTAATGCTTCAAGAGTCAAGCTCTTTAAATCGGCTTTGTAATACTTTGCGGTTCTGTCGCTTGTGTAGTATTTCAGGACCGTAAACCCGAATTTATAACCGGCTTCAAGTTCTGTCTTTGTGTAAAGATAGGAACCGGATTCCCTTAATATGATGTAGATCGTTTCTTTTTCACCGGTTGCTTTCATCAGTGCGGGCCTGTCGTAGTTCTTCCAATCCGTATAATAAAATTTGATTGTACGGCGTGCGGCTTTTTCTATTGCGGCGTGTAATTCGTCTATTGACTTAAATCTTTTCATTGTTTTGTGTTCCTTTCTTATGTGCTTATTATTTGGAAAATCGGGCGGTTGCTTTGCTGCGTACGTCATGGAACCGGCCGCCCGTGAGTTTATGCTATTTTTTCGACTTGATCGGGACCGAAAAAGAATGATAATTTTTTGATATAGCGGCTGCTTGTTGTTTCATCCCCGGCTTTGTGTGGACCATTTACGGGGTCAATCATTATTGCGTTTAGGCTGTCGGCTTCTTCTTGCGTCATGGTTCCGTGTTTTTCAACATATTTCCAAATATCCGCCTTAAATGCTGCCTTTTGGCCTTTCTTTACGATATAACCGGCCTTTTTCCACGCTGCGAACGTGTGATAATTTGGAATAATTCCGGCCGTGACATAGTTCTTTAACTCTTCAAATCCATATACACCAGCAGCAAAACCCGCTTCCAAAATAATAGTTACATTGTCACGCTTGCCGCCTGTGAGATCGGGACCGAAAAAGAACGGTAAATATTCGGTCCAATTATCGGGGGTCATGTCTTCAAGTCTTAAAGTGTTGTCTTCCATGTTGTTATCCTTTCCGGCTGTCGCCTAAACATTTATTATAATAGCGTTATGATATAATATTCAGCGTTTCCACTTTCCAACTTTTAAACCGTGTCAGATTGTTTCAACCGTTCCCGGCTTTACTTGTTTTCGTTGTGGCCTTGCTTTGTTGTGATGTAAATATATCATAACGCTATTATATTGTCAACACTTTTTTAAAAAATTTTTAAAGAATTTTTCGATAGTCTCAAAACCGCATAAATACGGGCTTTTTAGAGTGTAGTTATCATGTGCTAACTAAATATGATACAAGTGTCATAAATGAAAAAGGGATATTTTAACACGAAACTATAAAAGAATAGCGGCGGCCCCTGGATATATAAAAAGAAGCTGCACAAAGTAGAACGGAAGACAACCAAACAAGGCCGGAAAAGAAGACAACCGGAAAAAGATATCATTAAGAAATAGCACGAACGGAAAAAGGGCCGGAAAAGTTTTTCCATATAAGAAGATATAAAAAGGCCGTGAACGATAATTCTATATTAGGAATATATAACCCGATCCGGGGAAAAGATAAAAAGATATTATCATCAGAAACTATTAAAAGCTATTAGCAACTATTAAAAGAAATATAAAAGAGTAAAAGACCGATAAAAGACACATAGAAAAATTATTCCAGGATATCCGGAAATATAACCGGGTATTTTCTTATATAAGAAGGGACCAAACAACTATACATTGTGAAAAGTTTAACAAGGCTATATGCTGCAATGCTTTATTATCTATATAACAAATACTCTTTATATGCTGCCTATTAGATTATCAATTAGACAACTATATCATTATAAAGAAGACCGGAACCAAAACAGGATCACAAGACCGGCAATAATGCAATGATAACAAAGTCATGTCATAGACAACGACACGCCCCGAAAAAAAGCCGCTGCAAATCATCATATTATAAAAGACAACCGGCCGCCGATCCTGGACCGCATAAAGCAGCAAAAGACCGTTAAAACAACTATTCGCAAAATATTTATTTAACGAATAGTTACACAACAATGCAGTATTTATCAGTATTTCAGGATATCCAAAACCGGATCACGGCAGAAGATATGCAGTCATAACAGATTATGTCAACCGGACTATATATATTATAGCCCTATAAGACTATGCCAGGATCGACAGAGAATATATACCGGTCCCCCTATACCCTTGACTATCCCCGCCCCTTGTCTACCTCCTATATGTCCGATAGAAAATTTTTTCTCATATACCTTTTGCCAGTGTAGTACAATGTAATACATATACCCCCCTACTCTATTGATTAGGTTCCCTATATTTCTATAAATTTTTTTTTAAAATACCCTTTACTTCCCTTTTATATCACCTTTATTTCCCTTTTTACCCTATCTCTAAAATTGTCTATACAATTCAAGAATGTGTCAACTATGCGTGTTTGAGTTCACTCACTCCGTAGGCGGAATACAACTCCATTTTTGAATTGTGTCTGATTATCTGACAATTTAATAGTTTACATAAAAAGGGAACAAATATTCGTATAAATGCTTGAAACTGCGTGTAAATAGTGATACTTTGTAGGTAAGAGAGGTTTACATAATGAAGTATTCACCGGAAGAGTTAAAAGAGATATTGGAGCAGGCCCCTACTGATGAAAAAGGCAGGCCGGTTATTTCTGATGAAGACTTTCTGGATAACCTTAAGGAGCTTCCTGCGGGAACAAAGTCAGAGAAAGGTAAGGTCGCAAACAACGGCGGATTTCTTGATCCCGGTAAGAAGGGAGACCCGAAGACCATATCAAACTGTTCTAAAGCAGGGAAAGCAGCACAGGCCGCAAATGCAGAACGTAGAAAGATAGCGGAGACCATAGATATCTTTCTTAAAACTGTTGATAAAGAGACCGGCAAGACCATGCAGGAGAAGATCGTTGAAGCAATGGGTCTCAAAGCAATGGATGGCTGTGTCGGAGCTGCGGAGTTCATAAGAGATACCGTAGGAGAGAAGCCTTCTGACAACGTAAGTCTTGATGTAATGACCGAGGGCGACAAGAAATTAATGGAAAACCTTATGAAGAGGTTAGGATGTGACAAATCGGGAGATACTCCGGAATAACGAAATAGAGTTTTGTCGAAGTCATATTGAGTATTTCATAGAGACTTACGGGCATATCGAGGTTAAGAAAGTCAATGCACCTTTGGTTCAGCCGTTTAAACTGTGGGATGCTCAAAAAAAAGCCCTAAAGTCCATCTGTAACAACCGACTAAATATCGCACTTAAGGCCCGTCAGTTAGGATTTTCGTGGATGGCGTGTCATATCGCAGCACATTTGCTCCTAACACGTTCAGGAAGACTCTGTATCGCATTATCAAGGTCAGAAGAGGAAGCGAAGGAACTTATACGAAGAGTAGAGTTTATCTTTGCTAACATGCCAGAACTAATCGCTAACGAAAGAGAGAAGCCCGTTGGATGGACGGGGCCTACATATAAAAAGAACGCTTTGGATATCGAGGTTCGCAGAGGCAAAGAACCGGTGTCTACCATGAAAGCGTTTGCATCATCCCCTAATGCGGGGCGTTCGTTCACAGCAGACCTATTACTAATGGACGAACACGCTTTCCAGGAATGGGCGGAAGAGATATGGACTGCCGCTTATCCTACGATAAATAGCCCTGATGGTGGAAAAGTTATCTTAATATCCACAATTAAGCGTGGATCACTGTTTGAGAAGCTATTCACCGATCCCGACAACGGGTTTAACAAGATTTTTATTCCGTGGTACGCAGACCCTTCGAGAGACCAAAAGTGGTACGAAGATACCAAGAGAGCGTTGGGAGACCTAATAACCCAAGAGTACCCTGCGACCATAGAAGAAGCGTTGACAGTACCGGGTGGAGCGTTCTTCCCCGAAGTCAATGAGCTGAACACGATAAGCAATGACCCGATAGAAGGACATACCAAAGTCTATGTAGCTATCGACTATGGATTAGATATGTTCTCCGCACATTGGATAAAGATAAACGAACACGGAGAAGCCCAGGTTTATAGAGAGTATGACTCACCTAACTTAACGATAGGGCAGGCCGCAGAGGTTTTAAACGATTTGTGTACCGAACCCGTGACGTTATTCCTTGCTCCACCCGATTTGTGGAACCGGTCACAGCTAAACGGTAAGTCAAGAGCCGAATTGTGGCATGAAGCGGGAGTAAATCTCACTAAAACTTCGAGAGACTTCCCTGCCGGATGTGCGGCAATGAAAGAGTGGCTACGTCCAAGAGAAGGAAAAAAGTCACGTTTAACGCTATTAAAAGGCGAAGCACCTAATCTGTATGACTGTTTAAAGAAAATACAGAAGGACGATAAACAGCCTAACGTATATGCCAAAAAGCCCCACGAACTCACACATGACCCCGACTCACTTCGCTATTTCTGTGTATGGTGGACTACCGCAGCGGAAGTACCGAGAGTGAAAAAGAAGAAGTGGCCGGAAGACCTTATAGAAGATTATATGAACGCTGACAAAGAGACCAAAGCATTGATGGTATCAATATACGGAGAACCCATCTTATGAGGTTATTTAAACGTATGAAGGACGCTTTAAAGCCCAATAAAAAACTTGACGAGTGGAAAGCAAAGTACCAGAAGTCAAAAGACGCTTATACGGATCAGTTAAACCGTATGCGTAATCAGAACAGACTTTATGAAGGAGACGCTTTCACCCGTAAATCCAAGAATCAGGGCGGCGGAGAAGCAAACAAGAAGTCAGAGAACGTCAGAAATATCGTGTATGAGTTGCTTGAAACCGAGTGTAACCCTTCAATTCCCATGCCGAAAGTCACGGCAGTACACGAAGAAGACCAGGAGCAGGCAAAGATAATTGAGAAGATGCTTGAAAATGAGCTTCGACAGCTTCGCTTTGCTGAAATGAATGACTTATCCGAGAGAACTACCATCATTCAGGGCGGTGATTGGTATCACGCAGAATGGGATTCCCGCAAGGGCAACCATTGTACTACCGGTGGACTCGAAGTAAAGGAGAGAGCACCCGAAGATGTTATTCCCCAGGCGGGAGTGCCTAACCCTGACGAGCTTGATTATATCTTCTTGCAGTTATCCATGACTAAAGCAGCCGTTAAAAGGGCTTACGGTGTTGATGTAACGGATGAAGTCAATACCGAGGTAGACGATAAGGAAGAGACCAATGACGAGCTTGTAACCGTTATTAAGACCTATTACCGGGCAGATAACGGGGATATCGGTATTTTTACATGGTGTGGCAACACAGTCCTTGAAGATATGGAGAATTACCAGGCCCGTAGACTCACAAGATGTAAGAAGTGCGGACGCATCAAGGACGGTGACGTTTGTGAATGTGGCTCTAAATCCTTTGAAACGACCATAGAAGAGTACGAAGAAATAGAAGAGGACATAGTTACCCTTTCATATAAAACGGACAAAGAAGGCAAGAAAACGCCCATTACAATACCCGCTTATGAGGACGTAGAGAGCGTTGTATTAGACGAAGACGGGAATCCGGTATTTGAAAACGGTAAGCCGAAAATAGAAGTCCACCAGGAACATAAGAAGATTCCGTACTACAAGCCTAACGTAATGCCCCTTGTCCTTCGTAGGAATGTATCTAAAGCAAAGTCTCTGTTGGGCGTAAGTGATGCGGCAGTCATTGAGGATCAGCAGGACGCAGTTAAGAAGTACGGCTCTAAATATCAGGAGAAGATTCTTAAGGGCGGTTCTATCGTTACTCTTCCCGAAAATAAAAACGTAGAGACTACTGACGAAGAGTTAAAGATAGTCAGAGTTGATAACGCAAACGAAGTGTCAATGATTGGGGTTCATAACCTCATTGCTGATGTTTCGTATGACCGTATTGCAATGCAGGATAACTACGAAGCTGCAAGGTCTACCCTGGGCATCACAGACGCATATCAGGGTAAGTATGACGCTTCGGCAGTTTCCGGAACCGCTAAACAGTATTCCATTAATCAGGCAGCGGGCCGTATGGAATCCAAGCGAATAATGAAACAGCAGGCATATTGCAGACTGTACGAAATCATGTTCAAGTTTATGCTTGCGTATGCGGATCAGCCCGTACCTCTTACCACGAAGAAGCCTGATGGAACAAGTGAATATTCGCACTTTGACCGTTATGACTTCCTTAAGGTAGATGCTTCCGGAGAATTGTATTGGAATGACGAGTTTATCTTCGAGGTAGACCCGACTTCGACAATAATGATGAACCGTGAAGCAATGTGGAATCAGATAGACCTTAAGTACCAGGCGGGAGCTTTCGGGCCTATCGGAGACTTGCAGACACTTCTTAACTATTGGACGTTCATGGAAGCAAATGACTATCCTAACGCTTCAAAGGTTAAAGCGATCATCACACAGCAGATAGAGGAAGCAAAAGAACAACAGCAGTTGGCACAGCAGCAGAATCAGATAGCACAGCTTGTTCAGCAGATAGGAGCAAACAATGTTATGCCCGGCATGTAAAACAGAATTAAGAGTGTCCGCAAGTAAGTACGTGATGAAGGACGGACACCTTTATATGGTTCAGGAACTTACCTGCCGTAATCCCAAGTGTGAGAATGACGGTCAGGTAGTAGACAAAGTATGGCACGAGTTAGAAGTGTCAGAGGAATAAGAGCCTAACGGCTTTTATATAAATTCGCAACTAATAGCGTAAAAATAGGAGAAAAATATGGAAGAACAGATTGGCGTAAACGAGTCTGAACCCGCCGAGCAGACAGAAACAGTAAGTGAACCCGAAGTGAACGCAGAGGGAAATGAAAGTGAAGTAGAAGGGAATGAAACCCCTGAAACCACTGAACAGCCCGAAGCGGAGCCGGAAGACCGCAACGCTGCATTTGCAAGAGTCCGCAGAGAAGCAGAAGCCAAAGCGAACCGCAGAATGTCAGCCCTTGATGCGGAAGTGGCAGAAAGATTCAAGGGGTTGAGTAACCCCATTACCGGACAGCCTATAACGTCCGCAAGAGAATACTTTGACGCACTTGACGCACAGGAGAAACTTGCGACACAGAAGAAACTTGCTGATAACGGTATCGACCCCGAATTGATCGACAAAGCAGTCAATAACTCACCGGCAGTAAAGGCTGCGGCTCTCGTTTTGCAGGAGCAGAGACTTAAGGAAGTGCAGACGTATCTTGAAAAGCAGGTTGAGGAAGTCGGAAAACTTGATCCCGATATCAAATCTGCGAAAGACATTGAATCGTCAGAACGTTATCCCGAAATCTTACGCTATGTGAACGAGAATCACTTAAGCATTGTTGACGCTTACAAACTGACTTATGCGGACAAACTCAATGAGAGAAGACTTGCAGCGGTCAAACAGCAGGCTATCAATAATGCAAAGTCACAGCAGCATCTTAAGTCTACGGACGGCACAGCCACATCTAATGATCTTGCGGAAATACCGCAGGAGCAGAAGGCAGAGTGGAGAAGATTCTTCCGGGGCAAGACGGACGCACAGATAAGAGAGCTGTATAACGCAACACTTCATTAAGTAACAAACGGACTACGCAGACTATGAGCGTAGCCCCTAACCTTCAAAAGTTAAAGGAGAAAAATTATGGCAGCACATGTACCTGGAATAGTTTCCAAGAACGGTGGACTCATTGACGATACATGGAACGTGAACGCCCAGATGATGGAAGCGTACATCAATGATGTCTACACCGAGAAGTCCAACTTTGACGAGTATGTAAAGAACGTCTTCATTGCACAGAAGTCTGATCGCTTCGGTGAGAAGATCGGTTCTGTTACCACTCTCGGCAACTTCAAGCCTATGACCGCTGACGGAGCAAACGCACCTAAAGTTGATATCATCAGCGGCCCTACCAAGACCCTCATTCACACCACCTTCAAAGAGCAGTTCAGGATCACCCGTGAAGCAAAGGAAGACGCAGAGATCGATATGATGCAGGCAAAGGCAAGAGGCATGGTTCAGGCGTACAAGAGAACTCGTGCAGCTTTCGCATCAAAGGCTCTTACCGCAAACGCAGAAGCAGCATCAACCGTTACTTCGTTCTCTTTCGAGGGAGTTTCCGGATTTGACTGCACTTCCGCTGACGGCAAGGCTGTCTTCGCAGTAGATCATCCCCTTGTTGTTGATGATAGCGTAACACAGTCCAACATCTTCACTAACGCTTTCGGCAGCGATACCAAGATGCTCAATATCCTTGCTAACTACGGAAAGAACTTCCTGAACAACTCCGGACACGTTATGGGATATGACTTCGATACCATCATCATTCCTTCTAACGCTCCTCGTCTCCAGGATACCGTTCTTGCTGTTATCCGTTCAGAGCTTAAGGTCGGCAGTGACTACAATGATGTGAACACCCAGAAGGGACTGTGGAAGCTCGTTATCGATCCTTCATGGCAGGTAAGTGCAGGAGCAGAACCTTTCATCCTTATGTCTTCGCAGGCAAACAAAGAGCTTCTCGGCAACAAGTTCTATGACAGAGTAAGCCTTGATGTTACCGCACACGTTGACCAGGATACAGACGATATGATCTGGAACGGCTACGCAAGAATGAGCGTTGGCTTCCCTTCATGGCAGCATGTAATCATGGGCGGTGCAGCACACGGCTCAACTTACAGCGATCCCACCATTTGACGATCGGCAGTCCCCCTATCCTTCGGGGTAGGGGGATATAAGGAGAAGATATGTTAAAGACAGAATACATAAAGTCTGACGGAAGAATATATGAGGTAGTAGGCCGTGACGGAAAGGGATTCCCCGTATGCAGACTTACTAATCTCAAAGAGATTCCCGAAGATAAGCCCTTGAAAGAAATCAAAGAGGAAACCGAAGACAAGCCCAAAAGGGGAAGGAAAGCGAAGTAAATGTATACCTGGAAAGATATAAAACTTGCCACGTTACAGAAGATGTATGCCGCTGACGGTAGCGAAATAGTTGAGGACGAATCGACCAAAGACTATATCGCAGGTATGCCGTATGCGGCTAATGAAGGGCTGTTAAGACTTACCACAGCGGGTAAGTTTATCGTCAAGTCCATTTCTGTAAATCACATGCCCGTGAAGAATGAAATTCCCGAAATGACTGCTATCGCACTCAATGACGGAAGCAACTTCGAGTATAGTGCAGATGGTGTGCAGTCTTATTACTTTCAGTATTCAGGTATCGGCAAGGCATATATTACCGGCGGAGACGAAGAAAGAGAAATTGATATTAACTCTTTCGGATCATTCGCTGAGATAAAGGGCAATTACCCCAACGTATCGGGCAACAAAGTCACTATCAGATTTGAGAGCGACTATCCCGCAACGGTAAAGAATATCGCACTCTATAAAGCAACATTCCCTTCTGTTGATGATGTGACCCTGGTTCCGGAATACGGACGCTATGTTAAGTATGACCTTAAGAGCCTTGCTTCCGACTTCTATAACCTTTTTGAAAACTCAATCACTTATGAAGGCGGAATATCCCCTGTTTACTTAAGCACTACGGATTATTACAGAGAGTCAGACCACATCTTAATCCTTCCGTCTAACAGACCTGGTATGTATACGATTTACTACCACGCATATCCCGTACAGATAACCGAGGAAACGGAAGAAGATTATATTCTTCCTATTGATCCCGAAATAGCGGCACTCTTACCGCTGTATATGGCTTCGCAGTTATATATGGATGACGATCTCGCCATAGCCACAACTCTTCGTAATCAGTTTGAAGTCGGACTCGATTCACTTGTAAACACTTCCCATTATTCAGGGAAGGAATCATTCACTTCGGAGTGGGTATAAATGCCGGTTCAATTTCCCGTACCAAAGTCTCCTGATAGGAGCACATTAACAATAGATACGTTTTTAGGGGCTGATTTTACAAATGACCCTGCAAACGTTGATATAGATAAGTCCCCGAATATCCTGAATATGATTAGGGATGTTCCCGGTAAAGTAAGGAAGTCAATGGGGTATCAGACCATTGCTGAATTTACCGACCCTATCAATGGATATCATACCAAGCGTGGCGTAGCACACGGCCTTATTCACGCAGGTACAAAGATATATGAAGGGGACTACGATAACCCTACGGAGCTTTACTCTGATGCAAACAATTCCCGTTCACGCTCATGGCAGTTCGGGGATAATGTTTGTATTCTTGACGGTAAGGCTTTATTAATATGGGACGGAACAACTGTTGAGAAGGCTTCAACAAATGCAAAAATCCCCGTTACCTTAATAGGCGGTAATCCCGCAGGTGGCGGAACATCTTACTATGCACTTAATCTTTTATCCCCCGGATTCACCGAACAGTTTTTAGGTACTTCGGGTACTACCGAGTATCACTTAAGCTATACCGATCTTGACGATACCGAGGTCAAAGCGGAAGTCTTACAGAATGACGGAACGTGGAATACGTTAGTTGAGAACACAGACTTCACTGTTAATCGTGAAACGGGAGTAGTCACATTCACTACGGCTCCTGGGGAGTCACCCGTTACGGGAGAAGACAATGTAAAGATAACCGCATATAAGACTGTTGAAGGCTATGCAGATAGAGTCAATAAGTGTTCTATCGGTACTCTTTATGGAGCAAGCGGAGACCTTAACAGACTCTTTATATCGGGTAATCCTGATGATGAATATGTCAACTATCAGTGGTATTCCGCAGCGAATGACCCTACTTATTTTCCCGACACTAACTATCAGCTTATCGGCACTGCTAAATCAGCTATTGTCGGCTACTCTGTTATTTCTTCTTATCTTGCTGTATTTAAAGATAAACAAGAAGTAGAGCAGAACATAGTCCTTGTATCGTCTACCACGGTCAAGGATGAAGTTACATTTGCTACGCAGACCACGTTACACGGATCACCGTCAATATGTTCAGACTCACACGGATATTTGGCGGGAGAACCTATATTCCTGACTTCGTTGGGCGTGTACGCTTTAACTTCCCAGGATATCACGGGAAGAGAATTGACTAACTTAAGGTCATTCTTCCTCAATGGAAAGTTGCTTGATGAGACCGACCTTGATAAAGCGTATGCGTTTGTCTATAAGGACTTCTATATATTAGCCGTAAATGGCGTTCTATACATCCTTGACGGGCTTCAAAGTGTTCAGACGGATAAATCTGCCCCTTACTCCACAAGACAGTTTGTAGGCTATTTTAGGGACAATGTAGACGCTAATACAATGTGGGAAGAAGACGGGGCTTTGTGGTTCGGTTCAAGGACCGGAAAAGTCTGTAAGTTCTACACGAACCCTGATGATATCTTCTCCTACAATGATGATGGTGCGGCTATCATGTGCAGATGGGAAACCCCCGACTTTGACGGAAAGCTGTTCTACAAGAATAAGACTTTCAGATATCTCGCTGTCAGACTTAAGCAGGCCATTGTCACTTCAATAAGAATGTCAGTAATGAAGCGTGGACTTTGGACTGTGCTTTCAACAAACGCTTCGACAGCATCTTACTTCTCATTCAAGTCTTTGGTATTCTCTAAACTTTCATTTTCAAGTGACGTAACGAACAGAGTAGTACCGCTTAAGACAAGAGTTAAGAAGGTAGATAAAGCAAGATACAGATTTGAGAACCTTAATGTCAATGAACCCTTTGCATTAGACAAGATCGGTATTGAATATGTTGAGAAAGGCAACTTTAAACATTAGGTGATAAAATGGGAAACTTTCAGAACACATATAAAATCACATCAACGGATAGAACGGGTAAAGGTGTAACGGGTCTTCCCGATACCCCCGGTCTTTCCACGGGAGATATGCAGGCAAGGTTCGACTCACTTGCAAATCTGTCTATTGATAAGTTCAATGCCGTTGTTGATGCAGTCGGAGACGTTATCTCTAATGACGATACAAAGATACCCACTATGGCTGCGATAGTCGCATACGTTGTTAGTATGGGTGGCGGTGATATGACGAAGGCTATCTACGATACTGATGATGATGGAATCGTGGATAACTCCGAAGCCCTTGAAGGTCACAACTCACTCTACTTCAAGAATCAGTATGACATTACCTTGCCTACCACGGGATATACCGAAGAGGAAGTAACGATATGGGGAGAGACGAAGACCTTGCAGGTTCTCACTATCACTACTGATGTGAACGGAGACCCCCTTACCAACTTCGCAGCGGATATGGTCGCTGACTATCCGATTAACCTCACGGGTACATTGGAAGACTTCAAGAAACTGTATGCCGTGGAAATCGGACTTGCAGGAGTAACCGTTTACTGCGAAGAAGTTCCTACTACCGCACTCAATGTAAGGATAAGGGAAGCATGAAACAGCTTAATTGGTATCAGATATTCGGAAAATCAAATATTCCTGATGGAAGAACAGTTCTGCCGACTGATGATATTCAGATTTGGCTTCATTGTGCAAATATTTGGGATAAGACATATACCACTCTTGCAGAAGTGTTGGCAGATACAACTACTCTTTCAGCACTTATTACATCTAACAACGCTGTTGACTATATGGTTAGGTCAACAACGTGGGCGGTAGCGTCAGCGTTAGTTCCTACAATGACCGACAATACACACCCTTCGGGAGAATGTTCTGCAAGCTCGGTATACGATAGCCGTTATCCCGTATATAAGGCTTTTGACAAAAACAATTCAACGGAATGGGTTCCGACTGCATACAACAACAATTCGTGGATTCAGTATAAGTTTGATGATTCGGTAACAATCTTCAAATTCAAGATCAAAGTCGGTGATTCAGCAGTTACAGACCGTTCTACCGTCAGTTCGCTTGTTGTTTCGAGTGGAGACAGTGAAGGCACACTAAACACAGTTGCAAGTTACTCACCCAATTCAAGTCTCTTTGAGTTGGAAAATACATTTACGGCAACACAAGGCCAATATTGGAGAGTCACTTTCACTCATACTAACAATGCCCGTTACACTATGGTTCCGGAATTACAATTCTATTCCGAAGGCGTTTGCGATAATGTGACTGCTATGACCTATATCGGTCAGAACAACTATGCTGCGAATACACTTCTTGCAGATGCAACTTGGTGTGAAGCAATTTGTAATTCTGAATACTTCGAGTCGGTGCTTAATGTCAAAGTTCCGGTTATGACGAGTAACACTACTCCAAGTGGATATGTAGCAAGTGCAAGGACGGAAGAGACTTCGAGCAGAGCTGCATATAAAGCGTTTAACAATAATATGTCTGACTATTATTGCAGTGCTTACGGAAACAGAACGCAGGAAGAATACCTTGACTTTGAGTTCCCCGAAGAAGTAACCATATGTCACGTTGTTGGATATGTCTTGTCAGCGGCAACAAATATGACAATCACAACTCGGTTTGAGTATTATTCGGGTGGTTCGTGGGTAGTGATTGACGGCACAGAGAAAACCGTGGGTGGAACACTTGAAAAAACCTATGACTTTACTGCTAATGTCAAGACAAATAAAATGCGTGTTCGTTGTCTTGGAGCGACAGCAGATAGCAAGAGGCTCCAGGTGAATGAAATCCAATACTACGGAAGGAAAGATATCTAAATGGAAGACTACATCACAAGAACCGAGCATAACGAATATGCAAAGAGAGTAGACGAAGAGAACGCAAGGCAGAATGATAGGTTAAACAGCCTTGAAGCCACTCTTAAGCAGGTACTTTCTATCTCTACTTCCGTGGAAAAGTTAGCAATACACATGGAACACATGTCTGATGAACAGAAGTCGCAGGGTGAAAGACTTAAGGTATTGGAAGACCGTGACGGAGAGAAGTGGAGAAGCGTTGTTTCCCATATCGTTGTTGCGGTAGTTACTGCGGTAGTAGCGTTCATTCTTGGGAAGTTAGGACTATGAGCGTACAAACAGACTTCATCAATTCCATAGCCCCTTACGTTCAGAAGTGGCAGAAACAGTACGGCTTCGGAGTATGTTCGGCAATTATAGCACAAGCATGTTTGGAGTCAGCCTTCGGTCAGTCGGACAAGGCACAGTACAACAACTACTTCGGACTTAAGTACAAGGGAAACAGAGTAACGTGTAACAGCGGTAAATTCACTTCTACTTCCGCTGAATGGAAAGACGGAAAGTATTACCCGATTATCACAGAATGGTACGCTTTCGCAGATATGGATGATGGAGTGCAAGGGTACTTTCAGTTTATCGGAAGCGGAAAGTACAAGGTAAAGGGAATAACTGATCCCGAAGCCTACTTGCAAGCACTTAATGATGGCGGTTATGCCACAAGCCCTAACTACGTTGCCAACAATATGAGAGTAGTCGATACCTACGGACTACGGAAATATGATGAGGTGAATATGGTTCAGTACGATTTAAACAGAAAACCCGACAGCCCATTAGCGAAGTGTGCGATATGGACTTACAACTGCTCGATAAGGAACACCAAATTAAAGCCTTCACAGTTCAAGTTCGTTCCTCACTGCACAGCGGGAATGAGTAGTGCAGAAGCAACCGCAAGGAGATTCCAGAATCCCGCTGTTCAGGCTTCGTGTACCTACTGTATCGGTTCAAACGGGGATATCGTTCAGAACGTTCCCGAAGAGTATAGACCGTGGACTACGGGCGGTGACTTAAATGTAAACGGAGTCACGGGTGCAATGATAGACCACATGGCGTTTACCTTTGAGATAGCTAACACAGCACTCGCCCCCGACTATCCTATGTCAATGGAAGCGTTGACTTCACTTATCTACTTAATGGCGGATATCTGTAAGAGATACGGGATAAAGAAAGTCTATTGGAACAACGATAAGTATTTTTCAAGCAAGGCAGAGAATTACAACACGATCAACGTCCATAGGTGGTACGCAAGAAAGAGTTGCCCCGGTAATTTCTTGATGAATTGTATGCCTACCGTTGCCGATTCAGTAAATTTACTTCTTGCTAACGGTGGGGACATTCCTTCGGGAGAGTATGTAATCGAAGGTGTGAATTATGCAGAAGTCTTTAACCCCACTTATTACAGAGACCATAACCCTGATGTAGCGGCATCCCCTTACGGAGTAAATGATGAGACCTTATGGGAACATTTCAGAGACTTCGGAATGAATGAGTTACGAAGAGGTAATGAAACGTTTGACGCAAGGGCGTACAAGGAAAGATACGAAGACTTGCGTAACGCATACGGTGACAGTAATCAAATGTACTATTGGCATTGGATAGTTTTCGGCAAGGCCGAAGGAAGGAACGGATTATGAAAATTGATTGGAAAAGAAAGCTCACATCAAGGAAGTTTTGGCTTGCAATAGCCACATTCGTTTCAATGCTTCTTGTCTACTTCGGTGACAGTCCGAGTGACGCAGAGCAGGTATCAGCAC